AACTCAGGCAGATCCTTCGTATGAAACTTCATTAAGTTCCCCATGGTTATTAGCTCCTTTGAAAGCGAGTTTGTGTTGTGTGATCCCCGAAGGCAATCACACTTATTTATAGCACGCTTTTAAAAATCAGGAGTTCGGTTTACCCTTCTTTTTACGAATTGCAGATACTCTTTTCAATACTGGAGTCTTCTGAGAATTTACTTTTGCATCGATCTCAGAATCTCCTGTGAGAGGCATTGCATCAGCACTCTGTGGATCTAACGCATTATAATAAGCAGCCCTCTTACCATACTCTGGATGCCATCCAGCAACCTGCTGTGGTGTTGCTCCATCAGGATATCCCATTGGAGATGGTTTATCTGGATAATCAATCTGAGTAGCGAGTTTATTTTTAATACGCTTGATTAAAGGATCATTTGGTGCGTTAAGTGTTTCTTGCTCCCAGAGTGGTTCTTCAATCTGTCTAGCAATTCTATCACTATATTCAGATTGCAAGATGCTTTCTTTTTTACCATTTTCATCAACAAAGAACAGCAAAGTATCTCCTGCTAATTGTTCCTTACGAACTAATGTATAGTCACCATACTTTTCTTTCAATCCTTTTTCTCTACTCTTCTTTCCAGTTTCGCAGATCAGATCCCAATAGTGATCTCCAGTGCCAAGATGATCCAACACTTCATTCTTTCTCTCCTGAGAAAGTCTCTCATTATAATACTTATCGTTTTTAGTCCAAACAGTTTCATCCATCTGCTTGAATGGCGCAGGATTTTCTGCCTTCTGCATCAACTTATCATATTGTGTGTGAAGTTTGCCAAATGTTTTAGGGCGATATCCTTTCAATTTCTCCTGCTTCACTTCCTTAACTTTGTAAGGTTTCTTAATTTCTCGAATTAATTTTTTACGAGGAGATACTTCCTCACTTGTTTGTTTTTTGAGTTTAGATGTTTGTTTTTTGAGTTCAGATTCTCTTTGTTCTATTTTTGCTATAACTGCATCTAAGACCTTCATAAAATCACCAAGAGTCTCAGTTTCTTTAAGAGCATCTTCAAGTGCATCAATAATATCGTCACCTACTTCCTCAGCAATAAAATTGCCATTCATCTCATAACTTTGTCCCATAAACCATTTAGGTGGATTTCTAGGATCAAATCTATCAGTTCCTTTGAATCTTATCTCACCAGGTAACCTCAGTTTTGAGTTTTTCATACCCTCCCTACTACGAATCATGAGATTTACAAT